AAGCCACTCTGCAAGTTGATTGTGCTGATTAGCGCATTCTGAACAATTGTCGTAATACTCTTTCAATTCAGGGAAATTATATGTTGCTTCGGCACGATTTGTTTTTGCTACTTCTTTTGCGTGCTTAATAGCTTCTTCAAGTGTTAATTTCTCCATCTACTTCACCTCTTATATACAACCCATTCGTCATTATAAACACTCTTTGCCTTAAAAAGAATTTCTCTCATTCGTTTTCACCATCCTCCACTTGTCCCGATTCTTCTAACCAATTTTCAACGCATGGCAGGCAAATATAACAACTGCACCAGCCTTGTCCCTCTACTATTGCTCTCTGATTTAGCATTCTTTCACCTTTAGGTATCTGCTTTTCACATACGCAGCATAAATGAGAATTCCTTATTTTTACGACTTTTTCTGTTAGATTGGATTCTGAGCCATCCATGTCTCCTGCAAATATCTGGCTATCAATATACATCTCTTCTGGATATTTCATTCAACTCCATCTCCTTTCACAATTTCAACTGCTTCATTCGTCTGGGTGGTGCTTGTCGTACATAATCGCTATACATACAAGACCGACCAACCCGAATATGATTCCTCCAATCGCAAGTCCTAATAAAAATGTAATCATGACTCATCCTCCTTAACATAATCTTCACACTTCTCCGCATATTCATAACCGTCCATATCATCACATCTGCACTGACAGGAATCCTGTTTCGTACAGCAAATGCAACATTGCGTTTCACCGTCCGGGCATTCAAATTTACAATATCCCATTTAGTTCTTCCCTCGCATGATTTCGTCTACGCATTCTCTACAGTAGCAACCTTCAAGTCCCTCTATTTTATAGAGAAAACACATCCATTTTCTGTTCCAGACGCCTTTATCGTTGCATCTCTTGCAACTGCCCTGTCCTTCTCCTTTGCATTGCGTTATTTTTATCATGTTCAGTCCTCCTTATATGGTTTCGGACGTGTCATCCATGCTGTGACTTTCCAATATGACCTAGCACCAGTTAGTTCCCAGCGTTTCAACTTGCACTGGAATTTCGCATAGGTTGAACGATATATTCTTCCGTCCATGCAAGTCACTTGATACGTACCGCTTGCTTCCGGCAGTCTCTCACTGACCGGAATCCAACCACTTTCTTTCTCGTCATGTTCCAGATCATCTTTAAGCTGCTCAAGCATTTCCAGAACATCCGCAACATAAAGTCCATCGTACTTACCGTACTTTGAATACTCATCTTTGTACTGCTTTAATCTGTCTCTGACATGATTCATGCAACCACCTCCGAATCTTCTGGTATCTGATAATCAATATGTCCATTTACATAGGCTTCCTGAATCATATCCAGTACTTTCATGGCTTTTGCTTTGGTGGAATATTCTCCGAGTAAATAACTGCATCCAGTGATATATGATGTTACAACTGTTTTTGTAGTCCCTTCTGCAATTTCGATACCAGCTGATACATTAAAATTAACTAATATCTCTTTATTCTGACTTCTGATTAACATTTCGCGTCCTCCTTATCCTCATAATTCATCACAATTGTAATTACCTGTACCAGAACTTTCTGAATCTGATCGTAAATGTGATGATCGTCAGTTCCAAAATGAGAGTTCAGCCTTGCGTCTTCCTTGCCTTTTCTGTAGCAATCTTTCATGAAATCAATGCTGTATATATCATCTTCATCGATGATTTCGCCGTTATTTCTCCATTCAGCAATCATTGCTTCTTCAACCAACGAATTTACAACATCATCTGAATCCTCATCGCCATTCAGATATTCTACGCACCGGTCAATAAATCCTAACTTGTCAACGCACATATACGCTTTTGCCGTTCCCGATGTATACTCTTTGAATGCCTGCTTAACCTGTTCTTTAAAGTCCTCCGGCAGGTCAAAAACATCCACTTCCAGTCCTCTTGGAAGATTTATTGTATAACTTATCATTTTGTACCCTCCTTATCTTTCTCACAGAATCCTCTGTGTTCATGCACTGAATACTCGATTCCACGAATCCATTTCATGTATGCGAGTTTTTCTCCTGTCAATTCGCATTTGTGCTTTCTTGTATTCAAATACTTACAGGTTCCGTCACAGTAGCTCATTTTTCCTCCTTATTTTCTCACATAATTCAAAATATTCTTCCAATGTTTCTGGCAGTTTGACACAATCTGGCTCATAAGGCTTAGGATATACCGTATATCCGCACTTCATACATTTGATTTGTGGTGGAAAGTCCCTGCTCCATTCCATGTTTCCACCACATTTTCTGCAACGAATGTATCTCTCTACTTTCTTTGGTTTCGTTTTGAAAAATGAAGTGTAATTATTATTTTTCATTTCCATCCTCACTTTCCCCATGTAAGTAGCTGGCACGCTATCAATTTAGATTTACGTTCATTTTTCTTGCCATGGCTTCTATAACTGTCACTGTTACGCCGTTTCCTGCCTGCTTGTATAACTGGCTGTCAGAATTTACGAACTGTGCTTTTTCAAAATAATCATCAGACCAACCTTGTAGCCGAAAACATTCTTTCGGTGTCAGTTTCCTGATTGCTATGTAGCACTGATATTTTTCATACCAGACTGCATATACAATTAATTCATCGGAAACTTTCACAAATATGCCTTGATTACAGCTTGTATCTAGTGTATTTGCAACTTCTTTTCCGACTCTTCCACGTCTGGTTTTACTTCCTGGTACTGATAAATTCACTGCATCAATGCCGACTCTGCACTCTGAATATCCCTGTTTAGTTGCTTCTGCCACTTTTACCGCAAGCCGGTTATCTTTCTGGACTGTAGACAATGTATTTGCAATTCCATCTTCTCTGATTTCATTAGCAAGAAATTCATGTCTGGAAATATCAAGTTTTCCACTTTCGTAATCCTTGCGGATTTCTTTTCCATATTCTGTGCGAACGTTACGCAATACTCCGAGCGGATCAATTGCGACCCCGTGTCTATCCTGAGATGTTAATGTAAACATTGGCTCTTCTTTGAATCTTCTTCCGTTCTGACGTTTCTCTGCCCTGTCTGGTGTCAATACTGGAATTGCTATTTTAGGCTCCGTGTTTCCTCCCGGCTTCGTACTGATTGTTGGTGCTAATCCATCGCCACTATAAACTCTATCTCGCTGCGAATTTCTGCCATTAAGACAGCCAAAAAGATTTAACGAAACACTATTTTCTCTGTCTGTTCCTTTGATAGGAAATACTTCTGCGGAGCTTCTGCCTCTAAGATGTCCGATAATAAAACATCTTTCCCGGTTTTGTGGCACTCCGAAATCTTTGGAGTTGAGCACCTGCCATTCTGCATCATACCCCCACTGCTCCATTTCAATGAGCAATCTGGCGAAATCCCATCCTCCATTAACACTAAGCAGATTTTTAACGTTCTCAATGAAAAGGTAAGTGGGTTTATCTTCTTCTTTGAGCTGTCCGACAAGGTACATAACTCTGAAAAACAGGCTTGAACGGTTTCCTTGAAATCCAGCTTGTTTTCCTGCAACGGATATGTCCTGACAGGGGAATCCGAAGCACCAGCAGTCGGCTTTTGGAATGTCTCCGGCATACACTCTTCGAATGTCATTTGCATACCATTCTCCATTTCTGTATTCCTCCTTTAATATTTCTTTCTGTCTTTTCTTGATAGGAATATCTTCCAATGCCTTTCGCTGCTCTTCTGTCAGCAAGTGCATTGAGATGTAACTCGCAGTGGCAAATTTATCAAATTCACAAAAACCAACGCATTCATGCCCCGCTAATTCCATTCCCTTGCGAAATCCTCCGATTCCTGCGAAAAAATCTATGAATTTCATTTTAAACTCCCATCTTCTTAACCAGATTCTTATTCATCTCATCAAATCTTACATCTGTGTTCTCTTCAATGTCCTGCATCATACTAAGAACGCTCATTTTGCCCTCATTTGCCATTTTAACGTACTCATTGGCAGTTTGTACGACTGTGAGTAAACGTTTCGTAGAAAAGCCATATAAACGTCTCAGAGCCATCATCGTTGTAACAGTGTTGATCGTGTTGCTCCAATCTTCGCCAACAGTAAAACCATCTTCATAGGCTTTCTGTTCCATGTCTTTAAGCTGGCTCTGACAGTTCTGCATAGCTCGCCCAAACGCCTGAGCTGCCCGGTTAGGAGTCTGAACAGGAAATCTGGTCTTTTTCTTGACTTTTAACTTACTACTCATTTTCCCTTCACCTTTCTAAATTTGTATCCTGTCACTCGGTACGCTCGTGGCGCACCTGGGTTGTCCGTCGCAAGTAAGCCACTTTCCAGTAATTCACCAAAATGATTCTGCACGGTATGGTTAGATATGCTCAGCCCTGCTGCAATGTCTGGAATGCTTGGCGGATAATCATGTTCTTTCAAGTATCTTACGATGTACAGATATATGTCTTTCCTTGTCTGGATGCCCTCATAGTACTTTCTTGCTGTGTTATATGGCATTTCTATCACGCTCCTTTCTGTGAGTATCATCAGCCCATTTGACAAAAGCCATCGTTAGATAGTCAACCAGACTATCTGGATACA